TAAAGACCAAAGTTGTCATACTGCATTATAGCAGCATATTTTGATCAGGTCAAGCTATCCAGCCCTGTCCGGTTATTTCGTGATACCATGAATAAAATGGTGCGGGCACTACCAATTCCCAATCCGTAGTAATCCAATTTGTTGCGGGTTGTGCCAGATGCTGATAAATGGGCAATACCTCTTTTCCGTTTATTGCCAGTTTAATAACTTCTACGGCTCCGCTAACAATGTTGCACTTGAAATACAAACTGTCCAATAGATCAAAATACATTTTGGTTTCCAATGGCAAATTGTTCACAGTGAAATCATAACACGGATCATGGTGTTCCTTGATACTGATGTCTAACACCAATTTATTTGAAGTATCAATAGCCGTAATATCTAAGAAATTTTTCATAATTGGTTGTGTAATCAAGTATAGAATTGCCACGTAAGGATTCAAATGCTTTGATGGCTTTTACTAAATGCTTTCTAGACTGTTCGGAATCTTGCGGCAATTCGTAACTACAAATAAATTGATAGTAATCCAAGACAGTGTTGGCAATTACCTGGTCAATTTGATCTGATCTTCGAACATTAGATACAGGCTCTTTTGCAAGTTGATACTGATCTATTAAAACAGCTAGTTTTTGTTTGATTTCAGCACGTATGTTGTCGGGCATCAATTCCATACGCAGGTGACTTGGCTCATGTAGTATATTACAACTTTCAGCAATTACATGTTTATCTATCATGTAAACAAAAAGTTTGTCTAATTCAGACACCGTGAACACATTTGGAGTTATTCGCAAAGAAATATATAAATCTGAACAAGTGTTTCGTAGTGCTAAAAATTTATCAATGTTTGATAAAACGGAATCTATACTGCTTGGCCAACGAACATAATCGTTTAATTGTGTCACTGACTCTAAGCTGATGCCTAAATGAAACTGTTTAAAATTTTCAATTAAATTTTGTACACGGCTGTTGTATATTGTTCCATTGGTGGTTGTGCCTACTATGATGTTTTTGGCAATACCGTGCTCGATCAAACTTTCACATATAGTGTAAAAGGCTGGTTCATATAATGTTTCGCCACCTAAAAAATGTATGTAACGCAAATTAGAAATATCTAACAATTCTGCGACAAATTTATTAACTAGTGCGGGATCTCTAGTCCATGTTGTGTATGATTCTGGTTTTAAAAATAATTTGGAGTCGATCAGATTTAATTTATGATAGTCTGATTCTAATCTGCTACTGGCCTCCGGGCTGCACATGATACAGGCACTGTTGCAAGTGTTTCCTAATTCTATTTGCAAATCAACTGGTGCCAAATTGGCCAATCCATCGTTGTCCAAGCTGTATTTGAAATTTTCATAATGTGGACTACTGCGTAAGGTTAGATCAAAATTATCTACGTCAATTGCACTTTTTAACAACTGCCTTTGACGACCGTTAAATTTACCAAAAGATTCCTCGTAGTAACAGGTTCGACAGTGTTCCGGTTGTTTGCCAACTAATAGCTGTTGTCGTAACACACGCATTTGATCACTGTTGTAATATTGTAACAGCGTTTGTTTTTCTAAAGAGCTGGTTCTGGTTGGATTTTTTGCCCAGCGACATGACTCAAAGCTACCGTCATAGGTAAGTCTCACGTGAAACCACGGACTAGAGCAAAAAGTTTTATCAAACATTAATCAATGATGCCGAAGTTGGCCCAGTTGGCTCCGCCCAAGCAGATCCAACCAAGTGGGCCACCTGGATTGGGGTTGGTATTCCAAACCACATGACAACGTTCGCTCACATAGTTTGGTGGTGAATTGGCTGTGGTAAATCGCATTGGCCCAATTTTCAAATCGTCAATTTGAGCAGATCCATCTTCTGCTAACACAATGTTGTCTTTGTTGTTTGCAGTTATGATCAGTTTTTGTTGTCTAGGTGTTCCTATAACACCAATGTTTTGAGATTTTTTCTTGGCCACAATTTCAACTTCGTCGTCCCATATGCTCAATGCAGCCGAAGGCTCGATGGTGTTTATGCCAACTCGGCGCGGAGTCACATAAAGTGTTTGGGCAATTATGCTTTCACCGCTGACTCTAAGTTCTTTGAGTTCACCTAGTGTTTGTAAATTACTATTGACAATGGCCGATCCCAATGAACTTGTTTTGATCACTTCGGTGCCATCAAGTGTGATTTTGGCAAGATCCAATCCGTCTGTTCTGATTTTATCAAAAACCAGTCTGCTATAGTTGTCAAACAAGTTGTTGTCTACAGCAGACAGTGTGCTATGTGTTGTCTTGGCAACCAATGATTTATAAAAATTTGATTCTTCTGGCACTGTGCCGTTGACCACAAACTCACCATTGATGGTCATTGATCCTTGCACAGTCAAGTCTTGAGTCAACAGATTGTTCTCAATTACAGTGCTGTCGTCCAAGATGGTCAGCGCCACTTGTGAGGCACGATCTTCAATACCCATGCTGCTGAAATTTTCAATTATGCCACCATTGATATTGTCGCCGGATATTTTTAATTCAAGCAATTTGAGTGCTTGGGGATCAATGCTGTTGGGCGGAAAAACAAATTCCTGCATACGGTCTGCCACTATGGTACTGACGCTGTCTGTAACGGCTTTTTGAAAATCCACAACAGCTAAACTTTCCTGCACTTTGGCTTCAACCAGTTCTTTAGTTTTGGTTTCGGCAGCAGAAATGGTTTCACGGATTTTATCAACTACTCGATTTTCTAATTTTTTAGGATCTAGAGTGTATTCGCCCACTCGTTTTTCAAAGGCAGCACTGGCAGCTTCTTGGATATGTGCAGCAAAGTCGTAGGAGGCCAATCTATTGTTGATAGCGTTGCTGATAACACTGTCCACTCTAACTAACACGTTAGCTGTGATATCTGTTACCAATCCTTCTACGACTTTGTTTAGATGTAAGTTAAGATCCATTATCAAATCGAATACTAATTACGTGTTCGTAATTTTTCTTGATTAAACTTTTGTACATTAAGTTTTTGTGTACATTAAAACCAACTGCACCTGCATCATGGCTAAATTTGGCCAGCTGCTTGAAGTACAATGCTCTCCTAGCAAACGGACCATGATAGTCTAACACATTATTACTTATTTGATAAACGTTGGTGTGCCAACTATTTCTGTCTTGATGATCGTGATTATGATATTCTAAAAATACGTTGTCAGATCGGGTGTTTTTAATCAGGGCAGGTACTGAAAATTCTCTATCTTTGAATTCTTGATTTTTATAATCTTTGCAGGTGGTTATCACATACTCTAGTGCTAGGTTACAAATTTCAGAGACTTTGTTTTTTTGGTCATTGTCGCTGTTGGCAAATGTGAAATATTCATCCAATGCTATCACACTGTCGAATTTGTGTTTTCCTTCGATTAATTTTTCTCTAGGAATATATGTGAACTGTATTCCGGCGTCCGACAAATATGAACGTGCAGCGTCAGATATTTCCGTGATAAAAATTTCTTTAGTGGTATCAACTAGCACAACCGGATTGAATCCCAAGTAAAGCACACTGGCTGGGCTGTAATTGTGAAACAGGGCGATTTCATCAATGATATCTTTTTTACGTTTTAAAACTTCATTGGATTTATTGTGTAAAACAAACGCCCGCAATATACAGTCTGTATAACTTTCAAAACTCATGATAACCTTTTTGTTTTTCTTGTTAGTTATTTATTGAGTTTCGCGCACTAAGTCCAATGTAACACAATGAAAACCACCACCCAAGGTGCGACTATGTCTTAATTCCAACGGTATAACTGTAAAATTATATTGTTTCTCTAAAAGCTTGATAAGTTTAGTTTGTTTTAGATCCACAATAACGGTGTAGGGATCAACCACCAACATGTTGAGTGCTATCCATTTACTGGCGTAAGGATACTGATAAAACTTCTGTTCAACAACTTGGTCCACCCATACAATTTCCCAATCTTGGAATACAGAGGGTAGATTGTCACCACGAACTCTGCTGGCATTAACCAGTACTAGCCCCTCACGTAAAGGCACAATAGTGCTGTCTATATGCACACCCGAATAGAAATTACATACTTCGACTTTAACATCAGGAAATTTGTGTTGCAACCAACGTGCTGCTGCTAGATTACCGCTGTCGCTTTCTAAGAACAACATGGTATCGTTCAATCTAAGCACATTAGCAGCATCCAATACCATGTTATGATTGCGCGGCATTTGATATACCGTATCAGCACGATAGATTACAAAGTCTAGTGCAGCTATTTCCATATCTCTGCACGGATACATCATGGCAGGATCAACAACTGTGTTGCCATATATCAACAATCGATCTCTCGGACAGTAGTTGTACATGCCATCCAACTGTTGGAAATTCAAAAACTTTGGCCTATGCACAATGACATTTAGGCTTTCTAATGTTGATGACAAGATGTCTAAGTCTTCGTTGGCTTCATCAATGATCCAATCGGGTACAGGACCGCCGGGTACCGGTGACAGGCTCCAGGTTGTTTTTTTAGATTCTTGTGCAAATACAGTATCGTTGACAGGCCAATTGGCAAAGTCTGCTGTGCCTACCACAACTTCGCGCAGTGGATCCCATTCATTGTAGCTGTTGATCAAACGTGTCCTGTAATCTGTAAAGTGTAGCGCGGTTCAAATCCCATGTTAAATGCACTGTGTTCTGCATCCCAAGGCCATACCAAGGTAAAGCCTGCTGACCAGTCTGCGTAGCCAATGCCTTGACATTCAGCAAAGTGTCCTGGTTTTCTATCTTCTAAAAAGATCACTGCACGTCTGATGGTATTTTCTCGGCCTTGTAAATTGTGTAGTTGTATATATTTGCGATAGGTGTCGCGATGATTGGGCAAACTGCTACCTGGATCCATTCGATAATAACTTGTACCAATGTCTTTCCAGTGTTCGTATCGTTCAAAAAAATCTATAAATTTTGTATTCCACGTTGGTTGAGGACTTCGCATATCACACATCCACCCACCAAATGGTCCTCTAAATCCAGCATCTTGCCAGAGCATTTCTGTCACAGCATCATTGAATTTTTCTTTGATGTAATCTAGCTGCTTGAATTCGTCATCCCAAAATTTAAAAAGTTTATATGATTCGTGTGTTACCATAATGTATGACTTCGAAATTAGTATTATTTAATGGAAACTTTCTCCAGGGATCAACTATTACGCTGCCTGAATCAATTTTACAGTAAAGTTGCTGTTGTGTCTGTTCTCCCGTATACCCATACGTGATAGATCTATTATGCGCAAGAAATGCTATGACAGGACAATTTTCAAATGGAGGATGATCTCCAGTAACTGGATCAATGTAAAAGAACTTGGCTTGCAATTCGTCAAGATAATGGCCAATCAAAAGACTATAACTGCCATCAAGAATATTGACATCAGGCTTGTATGCTTTGCCCATTATGAATATTGGTAGATTATGCTTGACTTGCGTTTTTTTGAGAAACTTGGCAAGATTGCGGGCTTGTTGTTCTCTGGCATGCATAACTGTATCAAATATGTCGTAGCCTAAGTTTAGATTTTGTGCCAACCATCTGAGTGCAATGTTATCTCTTGGATGACAAGGACCTGCATCGCCCATTCCGGCTGTCATGTATTTTGTACTCATGATTCTGATAGTACTATTGGCCAAGGCATTGGTAACCACATCTACGTTTATATTACCGTTTTTTATTGCTACGTCTTGTATCATGTTGACCAAACCAATTTTGGTGCTAATAAATGTGTTGTAAAAAATTTTGATTGATTCTGCTTCGTCCCAGGTACCAACCTCATATCTAGGATCGTTTTGCATTATGTTATTATAGAATTCAATTAGTTTTTTAGCATCACCTGTTTCACTACCATTCTCTGTGCCAATGATGACCATTTCTGGATTGACCATGTCCCATTCTACGCTACCCATGGCAATCAGATAGGGATTATAGACGAAACGTGGCACTGTTATACAATTTCTTAATTCTCTTCTTATTGTCCCCGGTAACACTGTCGATATCAAAACCACTAACTGATCGGGACTGGCCCAGGCATCAATTTGTTTTAAAACATTAGTAACCACAGTGTAATCAAAATCTTTATTAGGCAAGTGTGTAATAGGTCGACTGCCGTCATACGCAGGATCGTGTGGTGTTTGTACTGCAACAAACACTATATCTTTGTCTACAACTGCACCGCGTAAATTGTCTGATATTTTAATCTTGTCACTTTGTTTTGGGTAAATATCATAACCAGTTACATCATATTTTTCAGCCATCGTTTCTGCACATGGCAAACCCAACTTACCTAAGCCTATAAAACCAACATTCATTGTATGATTTCCTATAATAAATTTATTAAATTGATTCAAACTCAACTACTTGATCCTATTTTTGTGGGGTCTGTAGGATTTACTCCAAATTGGTCAACCAAAACAAAAAATTTTAAATTTATTTCAACGAATCAAGGTAATAATGGTTTTTGTGTCTGGTGGCACGAGGAACCAATTAACACAGAAGATTTTAGTAACTTACTTGAAAACAATAATTGCAATATCGTAAATCCACACATGTTCAATCTTTTAAAAAATCATCCAATATTGTGTGAAAATTTATTTGATGTAAATATACTTTTATTTGCCAATTCTGAAATAAGCAGGTGTAAAAAACAAAACTTAAAGAAAACATCAATGCAAGATTGGTATTTTTTCTTCCATGGATTTGCTGCTTTAGATTGGTACAGAAGCTTTAAATATTTCAAGTTTAAAAATAAGATTACAAAAGTATTTATTTGTTTAAATCACATTTTAAAAAATAAACGAAGTTATAGATTGTATCTGCTTTCGCAGTTGACTGAAAAAAATTTAGTACAAGCTGGTTATGTTTCTGCGCCTTTATTGGATCAAAAAGTGATTAAGTATGAACTGGGCAATGTGAATTCTTACCTTTCAAAACAAGCAAAAAAACATATTTTAGAAAATCTTTACAAAAATGCTTGTGCGCTGACTCTAGATCATCAGTCTGATTTTGGTAAAGCAAGTGCAGATATAATATCAGAAGAATTTGCCTGTGGAGCATTATGGCATATTGTAACTGAAACAGTTTTTTTTGATAATAAACTACATCTCACTGAAAAAATTTTCAAACCAATTGTTTTACAAAGACCATTTATTTTAGTTGGAGCAGCCGGAAATCTTCAATATCTTAAAAGATATGGATTTCGAACATTTGATCGTTGGATTGATGAAAGTTATGATCAGATCGAAGACAATGATTTACGTTTGGAAAAGATTGTTGAACAAATAGATATACTTTGTAAATTATCGTTAGATGAATTGGAACAAATGTATGCCAGCATGAGTGAAATTTTAGCCTACAATTACGATCATTTTTATGGTAAATTTAAAGAAATTATCATTGATGAAATGTTAGATAATTTTAAAAAATGTATACATTTGTATAATAAAGACAAGTCTGACAGATTTAGAATACCAGAATCAAATTTAGATTATCAAGAAATTAAGAATGTCTTAATGCTTTAGGCTTTGGCCATAACTGAAACAATAAGCTGTTCCATATCTCTGATTCTTGTTCTTGTTGACTTGCTATTCAACACAACAAACAATCGTTTTTGTCCATTTATATAAGCACTCATAACCAAACAGCCTCCACTAAGTCTAACATATCCAGTTTTACTGACAACAACATTGTATTTGGTAACCAGTGGATTGGTATTTGTGTATTTCCATTTTACAAACTTTTTCTTCTTCTTTTTAACCAATTCACCCACTGCTTGGTTACTGGCATGCACTATTTCTGTATATCTTTCTGCTGCTAAAAGTAACTTGATTAGATCTCTTGGAGTGCTTACGTTTCTGTTATCTAGTCCGCTACTGTCGGCAAAATGAGTGTCAATCATACCCAACACTTGTGCTTTATGATTCATGTCATCAATGCAAGTTCTATAACCTCGGTGATATAATTCACACAACATTTGTGCTGCCTTGTTGTCAGATTTGATTACCGCCAGATTTATCAATTGTTCTCGTGTGACTGTGAGTCCTCTAAATTTTTTATCTATTGGTTGCTTTAAGTTGGGTGCAGAATCTAATATTACCATGGCGGTCATTAACTTGGTAATACTGGCAATTGGTTGCTGTATTTCTATATTTTCTGATTCTAATATGCGACCGTTTTCATCAGCAATCAGCCATGACTTGGCCAGGATGTCGGCAGAGAAAGCACAGTTACATGCAATACTCAATATTGCACCAGTAAAAAAATGTTTAATCATTTAATGAGATATTTTTGTTCTAGTTCTTCTGTGAAAAATTCCATCAAGAGAAATATTATAGCACAAAGTGCAATGGCGAACAAGCTACCTTGTCTCAAGCCAGCGGTCATTGCGAACCAAAAGAACAAACGCAAACCCCATTTTAAATTATTGACTGTATCCATCAATTATATTTACTACTTCCTCAATGTGTAGATTTAAAGTTTTTGCTATTGCAATAACGGTGTAACCTTGTCTATGCAAATCTAATACTGCTCTAATAACGCCAAGATTTTTCGCCATGTTTTAAATCAAATTTCTTTATAATTTTTTCTACAGCATCTTGCGGATACCGTAACCGCAAACATATTTCTTCTGTTGTATATCCATGATCCTGATACATACGTGTCACTATATATGCATTGGCCTGTGCGGTAAAGTCATATTTACTCATTGTTGAATTTCACAATCTATCCACTTTAAATTGTTGTACCAATCATAAACTGCATTTCCTTTAGGAATAAGACAACGACCCAATTCGGGTTCGACTTCGATTCTCACTTGTACCACTGCCCATACCAGCCAAATTAAATATACACTTACCACTGTGGCGATACCATATTTCCAGGCATTGCATTTGATATGTTCTATTCTTCGACGCTTCTTTGCAGCGGCCATTTTGTCAGTGACTCGTTTTTTAGCCCATGCAATTGACTGCTCTCTCTTCATCTTTTCCATCATGGCCTGGACACGAGTATACAAGTCTCCCAATTCAGGGGGACAATTATATACCATTAATTCGCGCAACTCTGCTTCCATAGCGGTCAATCTACTTTGCATTAAAACTCTTTGCAGTGCTCGTTTGCCCAGGCTGGTTTCGCCAGTATAAACTTCTGTAGCATGTCTTTCTTCTTCTTCAAAGATGGCACTACACTTGGCATAGTTTTCAAAATACACACCCAGTTCTTCACCAATTTGTGTGTACACATCGTTGGGCTGCTGTTTGCTTAATTCTATTACACGGTTTTTTTCTTGGATGAACTGATTGCGTTCAGCTGTGGTAGGAGGATCGTCTTTGTGCCGTAGGTTAAACTGTTCTTCTAGGTCTTTGAGAACACCTTTTACATCGCCTGCTGCCCCGGCAATTTCTTTGTATAATTCGCAGCCTTTTTTGACAGCTTGTACAGCACCATTTGCCAGGGCAAATAGTGTTAGTGGATCCATAGCTCCGATCCATTACTGGTACAGCTCGCTACAGCTTCTTGGTTCAATTTTGTGTTTCCGTTGTATTTTTTATTGAAGAACCAATATTAATCGAACTTAGTAATACTTACCAGTTAGAACCAAAAAATTTACTACTAGATAACGGCTACATTCTATGCGGGGGTGTAACTGGGGTGGGTTGTGGTGGGTTTCGAGAAGGGCGATGTGCAAACCAGCTCATAATATTTCTCCTTGTTAAGCCACAAAAAAACCTGGAAAATCCAGGCTATTTGTAGATAATGCTTGTTCCAATTCCAATGCCCTTTTTGAGCACACTTTCATCCGGTATGTAAATTCTTTTACCTACTCCAGCCATGCAATATTCATCGGTGCGCAAATCGTGTACAAACCAACTGGTAGTTTCTGTTTCAAAATTGGCATACACTAGATTTACTGTTTGTTCGTTGGGTGCTTGTGTGGCCATGATCAAGCTTTCACCATATCGTTCCATGGTCACTTCAACATCTTCGTAACTGCCGCACATCAGTTGTATAGTTCTTGATCTGGGTTCGGCTACTGCTGCCGAGGCGGTAATCGCCAGTAAGATGGCAGCTAGTAATTTGTCCATATAGTATATATCATTATGCTCAATAATGATAAAATACCAATATTATGCCTGTTCTTTGTAGTCGAATCGGCCGCACACTATGTCGTAAAATTCGTCCAATTCTCCGCCCCATTTGCCTTTGAGATAGGGCAGTAGATCATGACAAAGCTTGGCATTTTTGTCTTTGTTTGCCTGCACAAATGTGTCGTGCAGTTTCTTCCAGTGATCCAGTTTAACAACTTCCTCCAAGGGAATCTTGTCCCCAGGAACCACGCAAAATGTTTCCAACATCTGTCCTTCTACATCGTGTGTTTCTAACTCAAGCACTGTGTATCTTTCACTGAGTTCTTCGGCCACTTGTCTGTTAAAAATTATGTCCATTATCGTTTTTTAATCCCCACTGACTTGTATATATGCTGCACAGCTCGAGCCTGATAATAACAGTCAAGCAAGGCATTGTGTGCGCCATGCCTATTTTTTTCTCTTGGGTCACCATGCACACTGAACAAGGTGCGACTGTCCCTAATTTGCCAAAACTGCCAAGGTGTCGGACGATTGACCTGTCTGTAAAGGTCTTCCAGTATGACAATGTCAAAAGCAGGACCTTGACACCAAATATTATCTACTCCCACAAGAAATCTGTTTAATTCATCCAGCATGGCATTGACACTGACTCTGCCTTCGGTACCCATGGCCTCTTCACGCACTTCCTCAGTTTGTGTGCCCCACCAGGTCACAGTCTCATCTTGCACATGCCGATCCATGCCTAACTGTTCATCAACATCGGGCTTCAAGTACAGGCCTCTATCTTGATCTACATCCTCTTCCCACGGGCTGAACTTGACTGCCCCTAAGGTGAGAATCACCGACCAAGGTCTTGTGCTTAAGGTTTCTAAATCTAACATTGCATCCATGGTTAATTATTGCATAAAAAATTTAATTTGTCAAACTTTTAACTTTTGAAATTATCTGATCTACTGCTTCACCGGTCCAATCTCTATTAACTAATAAATTATAATTGTGCTCAACAATAGGTTTGATTTTAGCGAGAACTTCGTGCTGATCGCGATTGCATAAATTTCTAACTTGATCAAAGGCCAATTTCCAGCGTTTGGTAGGATCCAAGATTTCATCGTATGACTCATCAATGATGTCAGAGAACGTTCTAAATCCTAAGTTTCTTAAACTTTGTAAACATCCTTGTCCAGCAAATATAATAAACAATCTTTTGGCCAAAATTGGTTTTACTGTTTTTTCTGAAAAAAGATGAAATGTATCGCTGGCATTTGTTTCTGTGACAATACTATAAGCTGTTTGATTGTATATACCAGTATGGATAATACAAGCTAAATGTGTTTTGACTCCGTGATAATCTACATGAACAGCCGAACATTCTCTTTTTAAATCTGTAGTATATCTTGGATAACTTGGCGTAGTTCCTGGCTCTATTATAAAATCCGAGTTTTCCGTGTGACCAGCGCCGCCTTTATGATGATAATTTATAATATTTTTATCAATTAAATTAAATTGATGAAAAGAATCATACACAAAATCTCTATAAGGTTTATCTGCTCCTAGCAGAGCATCAAAAAACTTTTCCTTAGGAGAATAAGGTTCAAGTATATCTAATGCGTTTGGAAGTTGCTTGTATAACGATACCGGAACCTCAAACCATGTGGGTTTAAAAATAATTTTATTGTTTATTTTAGCATCTTTAAACACTCCTGGCGAAACAAAAACAACATTTTCAATATCAATAAAGTCTGTTATGATATCAGTTGGCTGTTCAGACTCAACTATGAATATTAAATTGCTTGATTCCTTAATTCTAGGAAAAACTTCAAAAAATAAATCTCGTGCTGGATCATGAGTAAAGTTGTTGTGTACAACAGCAACTTTTTTTTCAATATCACTGTCTATGTACTCTTCCAAATTTGTAAAAATTTTATAGGGTACATCCAAATTGTCAAAATAATAAATTCTATTTTCAATGAATTCTCTAGCAAAATAAAAATATGCTGGTTTTACGTCATCAAGATATAGAGCAATCATTAGTGAAAAATTTTAGATAAATTTAGTTTGTAATAACACGCATTGATTCGGCTGCTGCTACACGCCTACGCAAACTGCTTGAACTAAACGAATGATCGCGTCCATTAAATACCAATTCAATATTGCGATCCCAACATTCTTTCTTTCCAGTAAAGTCTTTGTTGGAATATTCTACACCAAGTATACGCACATCCAATGGAAGAATCAATAGTAAATCTACCAAATCTTGTTCGGTCTGATACACAACAACTTCATCAACATAACGGCATGCTGCCAGTTGAATCTGTCTTTCAACAATACTTTGTACTGGTCGGTTTTTTGTGTCAGGTCGGTCAATGGTAGGATCTGTCTGCAGTCCCGCAATAAGATAGTCGCAGTGATTCTTAGCCTCAGCCAGCATAGCCACATGTCCGGCGTGAAGCATATCAAAAGTGGAAAAAGTGATCCCAATCTTAAGTCCTTTGTCCTTAAGTTCTCGAATATGGTTGAATATCATTAAGTAGCTGGTTCTAGTTTTACGTTGAGTGGAAAGCCGTTGTTACGTGCCAGTAAGGTTGCCTCTACACCTTTTTGTTCAGCAATTTCGTATGGCAATGTGCTTACTACACTGGAACCTTCTTCGTGAATTTTTAATGTAATTTCTGTAGCAGTTTCTTCGGTATGATGAAATATGTTTTTTAATGTTTCAATTACAAATTCCATTGTGGTAACACTGTCATTCAAATAGATAACATTAAACAAACTGGGTGGCTTGATGTTTGTTTTGGTTTGGATACGCGGTTTTACTACAATATCTGTTTTGCTCATAATTTTGTAGGTTCGAGTAGGGGGATGATCCCCCTACTGTTATTATATTACTTAGCGAATGTGATTGCAATCTTCTTGGCTTTCTGTTCTTCCGGAACAATGTGTTCCAAACTGATTGCCAAAATACCATTGATCACAGTTGCACCTTTAACCTCCACGTTGTCAGCCAATGTAAAGTGACGAGTAAAATTACGAGCACTGATACCTCTGTGTAGATACTCATACTCGTCTTTTTGTTTTTGTTCGCCTTTTACAGTTAGTACATTTTCTTTGTATTCGATATCCAATTCACTTTCACTAAAACCAGCCACAGCCAATTGAATGGCATAATGATTGTCATCAATACGAACAATGTTGTGTGGAGGATAATTTTCAGCTTTGCTGTTTGCAAAAGTGCGACCTAGTTCGTTGAACAGTCGGTCAAATCCCACAGCATGACGATGTAGGGTAGGTAGATCAAAAGTGCTAATTGTGTATGTTGTCATAGTATGTTCTCCTTTCCGTAAGCAAGTTATGACATATATGAGTGTAGACCCCAACTGGGCATCTACACCGCATATTCTTTACTTCTTCTCTGTAAATTCAGCATCAACTACATCATCATCTGACTTAGGCGTAGCCGACTCTTCTGTATTTGACTGCTGCTTTGTTTCATTAATTACATTTGAGGCAACAAACAATTCTGACAATTTAGTTGTAATTGCTTCTTTGTCTGACCCTGCAACTGCTTCTTCTAGTTCACTTATTTTATCGTTTATTTGTTTCGTCTGATCCTCTGTAAGCTTGCCCTCTGCTTCTTTTAGATCAGTGCGCACCTTGTGGATTACTGCGTCCGCTTGATTACGAGTTTCAATCAATTCACGTTGCTGCTTATCTGCCTCGGCGTTTGCTTCGGCATCACGAATCATTTCCTCAATCTGGTCTTTGCTTAGACCCGAGTCGGATTTGATAGTGATCCGGTTTTCTTTGCCGGTTTTCTTGTCTCGGGCACTTACCTTGAGAATACCATTGGCATCTACATCAAGTGTGACTTCAATTTGTGGCATACCTCTTGGTGCAGGATCAATACCTTCCAAGTTGAATTCACCTAACAGTTTGTTGTTTTGCACCAGTTCGCGTTCGCCTTGATACACTTTGATAGTGACCGCCGGCTGATTGTCTTCGGCTGTGCTGAACGTTTGACTGTTCTTTGTGGGAATGGTAGTATTCTTTTGGATCAGTTTGGTCATAACACCGCCCATGGTTTCAATACCTAGGCTGAGTGGAGTCACATCAAGTAGTAGCACATCTTTACGTTCGCCACCTAACACAGCACCTTGTACTGCTGCGCCAACTGCCACAGCTTCATCTGGATTAACATCACGTCGTGGTGCTCGACCAAACAGTTGTTCAACTGCTTCTTGTACCTTGGGCATACGTGTTTGGCCACCAACCAGGATAACTTCATCAATATCCGCGGCGGTTACACCAGCATCACGCATGGCGACACGGCATGGTTCAATGCTGCGTTGAATAAGATCTTCTACCAAGCTTTCAAACTTGGCTCTAGTAATCTTAATGTTAAGATGTTTAGGACCTGTTGCATCGGCTGTAATATAAGGCAAGTTTACATCTGTTTGTGTGTTATTAGATAGTTCGATCTTGGTGCGTTCTGCTGCTTCTTTTAGACGCTGTAATGCCATTACATCCTTGGCAAGATCAACCCCGGATTCCTTTTTGAATTCAGTGATCAAATATTCCATCAATCTTTGATCAAAGTCTTCGCCTCCCAGGAATGTATCTCCATTGGTGCT